CGCTACGCGAGCCTTTGGATTCTGAGCAGGAACCATGTTTAATCCTTTCAGGGAACGTCGAAGATGAACCGCGATCCGGATGCCGACGCGTTGACCGGAGCCTGTCCGGGATCGTCGAGCAGGCAGATCGCGGTAACCTGCGCGGTGTTGGTGATTGAGTTGGAGACGCTGAGACGGATGTAGCGCCGCTTGCCGCGAAGGTTCACGGTGATGTTGGCGTACGTGTCCTGGTTGCTGGTGGCCGTCGTTTCGATCTGGGTGGGCAGTCCGCTGTTGATCGTGGCGAACGTGTCGTAGTTCGTCAGGTCGTCGGAATGCTGGATCAAGATCGAACCAGGCACGGCCGAGGTGGTACTCGACTGCGCCAAGATTACGAAGGTCGCCGAGTCGTAACCCTTGCAGTCGATCGCGTTGCCCGTCGTGGCACTGGTGTTCACGTTCGAGCGCGCGAGCGCGATGCGGGTTCGTACATTCTGCGATGGTTGCATGGGATCTCCGGAGAGGGCCGGGCCGCCACGAGGACGACCCGGCCCCGAGGGAAGAGCAGGGATTAGCCGATGTAGAGGCCGACGATCGGACCGGCCTCGACGGTATCGCCGACGTTCGCGACCTTGATGTCGAACCTCTCGGTGCCGCGAACCGCGATCTCGTCCTGCTCGAACGCGTTGAGCGCCGAGTCGGAGAACGCAATCGAGGTCTGGCGACGGTCGCCGAAGTAGGCAGCCATCGAGAGATCGCCGAAGAGGAGCGAGACGCCGGTCGCGGTCGCACGCGGCATGACCTGGGTGAACTCGACCGGATACCCGAAGAAGTTCGGAGCGGCAGAGCCGTCCTTGATGTCGCGAGCGGTGACGCCGCCAGCGGCATACGCGAGACGCTCCATCACGTTGTGATAGAACGCCTTCGAGCAATACCACTTGCAGGCCGGCGAATCCGCATACGCCGGAAGCGCGGCCATGAGCGCGTTGATGTCTGCGATAGTGACCGCGGCCCAAGTCGAGCCGGTCGCGTCGAACAAGCCCTTCACGTTCGCGACCGACGAATCGACATCGAGGAGCGCCTGCGCGACGCCGACGATGCCGCCGAAGGTCGAGGTGCCGGTGCCGGTGAAGCCGCACTCGTCCTCCTTCAGAGCGAACGCATACGCGATCTCGTTCGCGATGTCGTCGCCGAGGTTGACGATCGCGTCCTCATTGAGTTCGTTCGAGGCCGTGGTGAGGACCATGAACTTCTGAGCAACGAGGTTCACCTGGTCGAAGACCTGCTGCGACTCGGTGCCGGGAGCGGCCTCGCCGATCGCGTAGGCGGTGAGGGTGGTCTTGCGACGCGGCATCCGCTTGGTGTCCGAGGTCATCGGGACGATCTTCGCGTTCCGGCGGAAGACGCCGTAGCGCTCGCGGAGCGAGATGAGCGACGACTCGAACTCGTCCGGGACGAGGAAGCCGCCGGCGCTGTTCACGCTCTCGCTGTGACCCTTGGTCACGAGGCCGTTCGCAGAGCACCAGTCGATGCTCTTGCGGTGGCCGCGAGCGGCCATGATGAAGCGACCGAAGCGGTAAGCCTCGTCGTTGCTGGCAAGGTACTTGGCCTTGCCGGTGATCTTGTAGGTGTCGGTGCTGGTGATGTTCGGCATGGTGTTGACTGCCTTCAGTTCCGCGGCGATGGCGGACTTCACGGTTTCACGGAGGGACTTGGCCGCCTCCTCTTCCTTCGGCATCTCTTCGGTGGGATCGGCCGCATCGGTCTCGGCCGCGGCCGGGCTGAGCATGACCTCGTACTTAAGTTGCTCGGGCGCGAGCGGGTTGCCCTCGGCGTCGGTGACGACGACGCCTTCGAGGTAGAGCATCTTCGCGTGCGCAAAGCGAGTCTCGCCGACCTGATCGGCGATGCTCTGGAGATCCTTCTGGACCTCCTCGAACTTCTTGAACTTCATGGGAGTGTGGTTCCGAATGTGCGATGGTGATGGACGCGAGCGCCATCCCACCGATTCGGCTTCCGCCACTCGTCCGGGCCCGGCGTTCCGATCATATCACGATGCGACCGGCCGCCTTCGCGATCTCCTCGCGAACGATCCGGGCCGCGTCGTCGCGACCGAACTTCGGCACCGACACGCGGACGACATGCTTCCGGTCGGCGACCGCCGGTACCTCGACGCGACCGAACCTCGCCGCGGCCGTCTTCGAGATCAGTCCCTTCGAGACCGCGTAGATGAGCGCGTCCTGGTTGGCCGGCACGCTGACCGCGGAGACCTCAAGCAGTTTCCACTTCGAGAACACCTTGCGGACTTCCGGTCCGTACTTGTCGACGTCGCCTTTCGTCGCGACACGGGCGCCGCCGTCGAGCGGCATGAACCCGATGCTCACCGCCTTGACGACGCCGGCGGATACCAGGCCGCGGACGTAATCCGGGAACCAGTCGCCGACATAATCGGCAGGCCGCGGCGCCAGCTCGAACTCGGCGACGATGGACGAGTCCTCGCGCTTGAGCGAGATCGCCTTGCCGATCGGCTGGGACGGGTCGTGGTTCCAGAGCAGGACCGGGTTCCGCTCGTAGTCCTTCGCGTTCATCCCGGCCGGCACCATGACCTCGCCGTCACGATCGACGGAATCGGTCGATATCACGGCCTTGAACTTGCCGCCGACGATGGTGCCTTCGGCCTTGAAATCCTTGCGGTTCATTCGGGAAGATCCTCTAGCACCGGGACGATGGTGCATCGGCAGTTCGGGTGAAGCGGAGGTCCGCTCACGTTGTCATAGTCCACGACGAATCGCGAGCCGTCTGCCGCGGTGATCGAGTCGCCGACCGTGTAGAACGGGTCGCTCATTCCTTTGGTCTGGTCTTCCTGTCCGATCGCCTCGCAGAACGGGCACGGCTCGGGAGCGACAAGCCACTTCTTTCCAGTCACCATTCCGGTCTGTCGCCACGCCTCCACCTGGCCCTCGGTGTAGGCTCGCGTCGTCTCGGTACGGGCGATCGTCAACGCTCGCGGTGCGCTGAATCCCTTTTCTTCGATGTTGTCGGCGATCTCATCTACGGTGAGTCCCTGTTCAAGTCCCTTGCCAAGCAGCGTCTTCACCTGCACGATCGTGGTATCGCCGATGTCGTCAGCGATCCGCGTGGTCGCCCGATCGATCCACTTCTGGACTTCAGGATTCGTGAACTCGAAGACCGGCATCGGCATTCGAGGATCGCCATCGCTCGGCTCTCCTGCCGCACCGCTTGCTACAGCCGAACCGCCGCCACCACCGCCACCAGCGGAACCGGAAGCAGGTGCAGGCGAAGACGTCGCCACGCCGGACCCTCGTCGCGGCGGCTTCTTGCCGGATCGCTTCATCGCAGTCTCAACCGACTTGGTGCCCTTCTCTGCTCCGATCTTCACGGCTTGCTCTATGGTCGGCGTAACTTCGAGTTTCAGTTTGGCTTTATATGCAGCCGGCGCAAGTTTCTGGAGCATCCGATCAAACAGTTCCGGCTCCTTGACGCCTTGCTTCTTGAGTTCGACGATCGCCGCGTCGATGTGATCGCCGCTGATCTTCGCTATCTGTCGCTGCGCCTTGCGCACGAGCCTCTGCATCTTCTTGATCTCGGTGATCTCCGGCGAGTCGCCGATGATCGCCTTGGTCTCGACGTCTTCCGCTTCGAGCACGTCGCTTTGCAAGACGACGATACCGACCTTGTGCTCGACGCCGCAGCCGCAGCCCTTGGCCTTGTCTTCGCAATAGTCGATCGCGATCGCGACCGCCTGGTCCTGCGGATAGCCTTCGGCCATGAGCGTTCGGACCTTCTCGCTGACGCAGTCGTCCGCCTGCTTCGTGCCATCGTCCTCGTCGTCGGCCCTGTCCATCCGCTCGACGGTCCGCTCGGCGAAGTCGCGGCCGGCGTCGCCGCCCCACAAGAGCCAGGCGATGAACCCGGCGGACGGGTCGCTCGGGTCGTCCCAGCCCGGTCGCTTGTCGACCGCGTGCCGTGCGAAGTAGGACGCCATGCGGCGCACGGTGTCCGGCGACAAGACCTCGCGGTTCTTGAGTTGCGTCGCCCTTGCCACGCCGACCTCGGTTCCGCCACGGTTGAACTCGGCCCGGAGCCGCAGGCCACGAGCGGCCTCGGCCGCCATCTCCTTGGTTGGCGTGAAGTCGATGCCCTCGTATCGGGCCGGAGCGTCGGCCGTGGTCGCCTTCGCCGCGGCCGGCGCCGCAGCCGGCGCGGCCGGTGCATCGGCGGCGCTCCCGCCAGGATCGGGAGCCGGAGCAACCGGTTCGGGTTCCTCGTCCGGCGTAAGCCCGAAGTCCATCACGGGAACGCCGCCGATGATCGGCACGTCTGCCTCTTCCACGTCGAGCGGTTCGAGGCCGCGAGCCTCGCGGACCTCGTTGATCGTCATTACTCCGGCCTGAATGAGCGTCTGATGTTCGGTCAGGTCGAGTTGCCGGTTCGCCGGAACCGGGTCGTCGTATGCGAGAACGGCATCGTCCTCAAGTCCGAACATCGGAAGCAGTTTCTGGTTGAGCGTTTCCTCGTCAAGCCGGAGCAGCGGCAGGATGGTCGACTCTCGCCACTGGGCGAACCCGGTCGTCGCGCTCGCGAGGTTCGGATCGTTCGCCTTGAGCATCGAGACCGGCACGCCGAACACGGCGGCGATCTCCTCGACGATCTCGTCGCGACCGCCGAGATCCTTCGGCGGGAATTGCATCGGCTTCAGGTCGACCTGGCCGGTCAACGCGATGAACTTCCCGGCCTTGTCGGAACCGCGGAGCCGCTCGTTCACCATGCGCTCGAACTCGGCGATGGCCTCCTCGCTCGCGTCCGTGTTCTGGATCGTCGCGAGGTAGTCCGGCCTGGCCCGGTTCGCCGCCATCGACGTGTCCATCTCGTGGAACGCCTCGTTCAGGTCGATGACGCCCCATGCCGCCTCGACCTTGCCGAGCCCGTAGTAGAGATCCTCCGGGTTCGTCCGCTTGAAATGCAGCACCTCGTCCGGTTGAAAGGTGACGCGGCTATTCGACTCGCGGCCGTACTTGTAGCCGGCGATGAAAGTCGTATCGCTCGGGACGATCTCGACCCACTGAGGCGGCATCGGCCAGAGCTCCGCCGGCACGCCGAGTTGGTTGCGGATGACCCGGAGATAGGCGTTGCCGGTGAGCTCCTGCCAGAGCGTCCGAGTCGCAGCCAGGTCGAACCCGTTCATCGCCGGGTTCACCTTGCGAAGCAGGTCGAGGACGGGATGCGACTCGGTGACTTCCTTGAAGTCGGCGCCGAAGTCGTGCATCTTCGTCAGCACCGTCCGGCTCGGCGAGCGACCGGTGTCGCCCATGAGGTACGACTTTCGGTCACGCCCGACCTTCGCGGTCCGGTAGAGCCGCGTGCCTGCACGGTTCCTGACATAGAGCCGGAGCGGAACGCTCGACACGCCGAAGGCGTTGATGTTCGCGGCTGCGTAGACCCACGAACGGAACTGGCGGACGCCGGCGACCGCGGAGTAGAGCGGCCTCTGGCTCAGTCCCGAGCCGCCCGAGATCATGCCGAGCGATGCTCTCAGGTACTGGCTCCGCGCGTCTGCCGTAGGCGTGGCCTGCTTCCGGAACAGACTGCGGATTCGTTCGAGCATTAGATGACCCTGAAGCGGAAGGTCGGAGCACGCACGGTCATACGACGCAGCGCGAGCGCAAGCGCCATGACTCCATCGTCGTGAACGCCTGCCGAGACAGTGTACCGAACACCGGTACGCGTCGATTCCCATTCGAACGCTTCCAACTCGGTCCGGATGAATCCGTCCGGGAATCGGACCTCACGTCTCTGGATCGTCGCGGCGAGTCCTTCGAGCAACTGCTGTCGGCTCACCATCGTGAACTTGAAGCCCTCGACGTTCGAGCGTCCGCGTTGCAGATCCTCGACGATCGGATCGCCGACGCCGGTCGAGTCGATCATGGTCGGCACGTTGCCGATGGTCGCGGCGATGCGCTCGCGGGTCGCCTGCCAGTCGAGCCGGAAGCGGTCAAGCCGGCAGACCGATCCGCCGGCGTCGATCCCGATGATGACCGACCAGTCGGTCGACTTCGCCAGGTCGATCCCGTAGGCCACCGGTTGCTCGGTCGAGAGCGGCGCGATGCAGGTCCTGATGGCGTCGATGCCGAATGGGTTGCCGCCGTCGTCGCTCGGTTCGACTAGGTAGAGTTCGCGGAAGATGTGGTCGGGCAACTGCCTGCGTGCCGCCTCGACCTCCTCGGCGTCGAGCACTTGGCCGGCCACGGCATCGGATGCGGTCAACTTGTGGTAGGCGATGTCCGGCTCCGTGCCGCTCTCGGCCTGTCGAGCCAGCCGATAGCACCAGTTCTTCCGGCCCTTGAGGTTGCCGATGATCCGGCACCGACCCTTGGTCGCCGAGAGCGTCGAGCGGACCGCGTGCCAGGACTCTTCCGGACACCGCGTAGCCTCGTCAATGACCGCGTAATGGACATCCTCGCCGTACAGGGTGTCCGGGTTGTCAGCGCTCTTGAACGCGATCCTAGAGCCGTTGGCGAGCGTCAGCGCAAGCCGGCTGGCGTTCTCCTCCCAGATCCGCTTCTCAGGATCGGCATCGCGGAGCATCGACCGGAGCCGCTCGTAGCCGACCTGCTTCGTCACCTCGAACGTCGGAGCGATCCACCAGCAGGTAGACCGCGGCCGGTTCCATGCCTCGCCAAGCATCCAGAGCAGGCAGCCGAGCGTCTTGCCGGACTTCGTGCTGGCCTCGATGACGACGAACCGGGCCGGGTCGCAGATCGCCTCATGCTGCTTCCGGTAGAGCGGCGGCAGTTCGATCGCCGCGACGGTCAATCCCGGACGCCTATCCGGATCGGCGCGAGTTCGATCCGCTCGGTCGCCTCGCCGCCGTCAAGCCGCTCGATCTTGTCGAGCATGGCGAGCGCATTGATGTTGTCCCGGTGCATCGCGGCCAGCACCTCGACGGCCCGAAGTTTCTCGCGATCGGTGTTGCCCTCGACGGCGATCCGGGACGCGATCTTGGGAGCCGCATCGCGCATGGCCTGCGGGATCGGCCACTGGTTGCGGACCGCCTGCGCAAGCATGCGCATGGTCTGGCGATCATGGCCGCGGTCGCGGTCGATCTGGCGAACGGCGACCTCGATCGCGCTCGCGTCCTGCATCGGTTCGGTATCGGACATGGTTCGATCCTGCTACACCTGTGACAAAGTGT